TTACTGCGTTCGTGATTGAGTGTGTCCCAGATGTGATAGTGTTCGCGTTGCTCGCGATCTGCACCACGGCCCAGAATGCTGAAGTTGACCAAACCCCCGCGATGTTCTATGTGCTGTGCTGTGCGATATTTGTAGGCGCTGGTTCTCAGCAGTTCTTTGAGGTATTCTTCCACTTCGGGGTCCAGGGTAAATTCACGACGATGCTGTTCCACACCCCCGGCTGTATAGATGTTGCCCGCACAGTTATAAACGCCCGTGATGTTTTCCACCAACATTTTACCCAGTTGTTCCACAGTTTTAGCATAGTCACTGCCCGTGATCACCCACACAGGCCTATGACGACTCCACTCCAAAAACCACTGAGCAAACAAGGGGTCCATGCTGCCTCTACTGGGCGAAAGTGTGCCGTCTACATCAAAAACGAAATTCATAGAGTCTCCAAAAAGTTACAGATACTTAGCACAGCGAGTGACAACGAGCGGTGATTCCGAAGATTTTTTTTGCTACTTAATATACTTGAACCAGCCTGTTACTATGCATTTTTCCACACTAGCTGGTATACCTCTGTGTGTAAAAGTCCAATCTGCGGGCCAAATTAAGGTCAAAGCCCGCTGAGGTTGTACAGTAATGCCTTGATGATAAAACTCAGTGCCGCCGCCCATAGCCTCATCGATATCATCAAGATAGGTCATAAACACCAAATGACGATCATCCCCGCGATTAACTCGCTCAGTGTGCCAAACTTTAAATCCACCCAAAACGGGATAGTGCTGACACATAACGGGAAACTCTAGATCAAAGGCCGCATAGTTATTACAGTAGGGATATAACTTGATATACTGATTAAGCACAGACTGTAGACTGCTCTTATACTCAGCAAATAACTCTGCATAGCAATTCAAACTGCTGTCCCAACTTTCCTTGACTCGTGGATTGACATTACCATAACGTGTGACAGCGGCGCCGCGATCGGGACTGTGTAGGCAATGATAGCGTAGACGATCAACTAAATCACTGTTATCCAAATACCATCCAGCAATGAAGTTACCCGTGTTATTATGTTCCCAAGCTCGCATAGTGTGTGTAATTATCAGTGTATAACTGCCCCCATTGACAATAGTGGACTAGTCACTGATGCTACAAGTATACGTGTATAAGACCCCGTTGTAAAGAGTTAGGTTGCTCAAAGACTCACGGTGGGGATAGAGTGAGAGCATGGTGGGACATGGTGGGAATAGCGTGGGAGTATTTGAGCATTACCTGTCAGCCCCAGCACCAAAAGAAAAATCTTATCCTAAAAATCCAGCATAAATGCCACATTTCTTCACAGTTTTCAGCATATTCTACGGTTTTTCTCATGGATTTCTGACCACTTTTCCACCGTTTGGCCACCATATTTCCATTGACAAAACCACGATGCCACTGTATAATATCTACTATACACTAACTAACACACTGGGGTACACACTATGTTTAGACTGATCCGTAGTTTCTTTATTGGATTCTTTGCAGTATTCTTTGCTAAGATGCTGTACTATAAACTACGTGATATGAACCGTAGATAAAGACCCCGTTGTAACCATTATTACTATAACAACTATGACTAGAACTATTGGCTTTATTCAAAGCAGGGGATTAGGTGATCTGTTTATTGCTCTGCCCATTGCACTAGACTATCGAGAGCAGGGCTACGATGAGATACTGTGGCCCATCTGTGAAGAGTTTATGGCTACTATGACTGCTTCGGCTCCCTGGGTAACTTGGATTCCACTTAAAACTGATCCCAGAGGGGAGTTCTTTTATGACAAAGCTGAAAAGAACTTGAAGTATCGCGGCTGTGAGCAGATTATCTGCTTGTATCAGTACTTGAGTAACATGCCCCAGCTCAGTGATCCAGACTTATTCCCTATACTGAAGTTTGATCAATACAAGTATGCTATTGCGGGAGTGCCATTCAAGAACAAGCAACGACTCAGTGAATGTATAACCAGAGACCCCGTTGCAGAGGAGCGTGTATACCGGCAGGTTGTACGCAATCATCAACGTTATATCGTAGTACACGATCAAGGTTCAGATAAACAGATCAATCTAGACTGGTCGGATGCAGAATCGCAGGGCTACCAGGTTGTACGCATCCAAGAAGGCATCACAGACAATGCAGTTAACTGGCTCACTGTTATTGAACGTGCCGCTAGCCTTTATCTCATTGACAGTGTCTACAGCAACATTGTAGATGGTCTAGATCTACACAGAGACAAGTGGTTTATACGCCGTAGTAAAATGGACTTAACACCCGTGCTACTCAGTGACTGGAACTATTTTCCTATCAGTGAAATCAGTGTATAATTAATAGAACACGGGCCTCTAGCTCATTAGGTTAGAGCAGTGGACTCATAATCCATTGGTGCGGAGTTCGAATCTCCGGGGGCCCACCATGTTAAACCGAGAAGCAGGGGATATAGAGCTGGAGGAAACAGCAGGTTCTGAATGACCGGGAGCTGTGGAGAGCCAGTTTGAGGTCTTTCTCGTAGAGAGCCGCAATCCTGCTTAGCCTAGGACTCATTTCATTCAGGAGTTAAGGCTCGCTGTAGCGATACAGCTGGAACAACTAGGACGGGGTGCAGTATGAGACTTGCGTAGCTGTACACTGAGAGGGGCCGAAAGGCCCTTTCTCTTTTCAGCAGTCTGCGTCAAAGGATTCCCATTCTTGGGCTTCGTCGGGCTGTCCGTCATCCTCGTCTTCTTCGTCCAAGATGTCGTTAGCTTGCATCATGTCTGCTACATCATCTTCGCTCATGTAAGCCAGTGCCATCTCTGCAATAGCAGTGGCGCTGATCAGTCCCTCGTCCATCATCTCAAGCAGTTTAGTAGTCTGTGTTCGCATAAGTTTCGCTCCTGTTTGTTGCTGTCTATGTGTGTATTATAGCATCGTTTGGATAACCGGTCAACCACTAGGGTCTTTCTGGAGTGCCGGGGCCTGTGGCTCTTTTACAACACTGGGAAAGACCCTACAAAGAGTGTGGGGTTGACAAAGTGGTAAAACCAAGCTATAATCAATGCATGACACAGACACTTACACACCGCAAGAAACGCACCGACCGTAATCACATCATCTACGAACTTCGCTTAGGTGCTGACAACTACATCGGCGTTACAGCAAAGACCGAGAGCACTGTGCTCAAATCTGTGCGTAGCCGAGCAGCCAAGCATTTTTATCGTGCTAAAACTGAGACTAAGAACTGGCTCTTGTGCCAAGCTCTGCGTATGCTCAACGACAAAAGCGAGATAGAGATACTTGTACACGAAGTTATCCGCGGCAAAGCAGAAGCCCACAAGCGAGAAGTAGAGCTTCGCCGTATGTTTATGCCCACCCTTAACACTGACACAAGAGGAGACTGATATGTTCTTTACACTAGAGATCTACAAGATGGATCGTCGTTTGAAAGCAGGCGTTCGTTTGGTTGGCAAGTACGACTACGAGCGTGAAGATCGTGACGCCATGGAACGCGAGATAGCCGCACTGTATCCCACCTACAAGAAGGCAGACGGTTACTTGTTCAATGTCGTAGAGACATTCGTCAAGGTTCGTAACTATATGAGTGGCGAGGACTTCATGGAACGCTATGATACTCCCTATCATTGTTCACCTGCCAGTGAATCTTACTGGAGCATGTAACCCTAGACCCGCAAGGGTCTTTGGTTGACAGGTCTTTGGTTTTACCTTATAATATACACTTACACACACTAAGGAGCATTCCGTGGATATCAAACAAGTAAACTCAGCAATCATGTTTGGCACGTGGACCGACATTGAACTCCGCTCAATGATCGATGCAGTCAAGTGGAATCGCGCCCAACTACAAAAACAGGTCAAGCGTTCGCTACACCTGGGCGACAATGTTAGCTTTACCAGCTCTAAGACTGGGATGACTATGACGGGCTTTGTCACTAAGATTGCTATTAAGTATGTCACAGTCAAGACCCTAGGCGGACTGTGGAGGGTGCCTGCTAACATGCTTACAGTGGTCGAGGACGAGTGGACACCCGATAACGCAGACTTCAACGACCCCGGTTCACGTCACCATTATTGAAAGGCCACTATGACCCGCTATTACGACACACTTGCAGAATTTTCAAGGGAAGGTTATGACATCATCGTGGACAAGACCTGGGAAGACCTTAACCCCCGCGACAGCTTCGACGACACAGTCACTGACATCAACGAGATCATCAAGGACATCGATCGCGGGCACCTCGATTGGTTCATGCTTAGAGTTAGGGTCCTTGTGGAGGGGCTCGAACTATCGAGCGAGTACTTGGGCGGATGCTTATACGAAGACCCCAAAGAGATCCTTACTGACGGGACTGCCGAGGACATCATTGATCAGGCGCTAGCAGAAGCTAAAACCAAAGTATACAGATTGTCCCGAGTGTTTGGCGGGTTATCTGAAGCGGTTGACAGAGAAGGTGTTTTGGCAGTATAATACATACATCGCAACAAGGAGTCGACCATGTTAAAATTGATAGGTTGGTGCACCGTAATTTGGGCCATGTTCCACTTTGGTATTGCCCAACTGATTGCAATCTACACTATGGTCGTCCTTTCTTTCATCGCAGGAGTTTAACATGGGATATCGGGTATTAGACACCGGAGATAGAATGCGTGACAAATACGGCCCTCGCAAGGGGCTTGAAGGACCGTTCAACTTCTCTGGTCGTGTTCTGTATTACGATCCCAAAGAGGGCGCCTACTACGATCCGACCACAGACTTCTATGTGGAGCGTGAGGAAATGGATATGATTAACAACCGTTTGATGGAGATGCTGAAATGATTGAATTTGAATTACAAGGGCTCAACGCCCGCCAACAAGTCCTCGCAGACATCATGTGGTCGTTAGAGGAGTTCGAGCAGGTGCAGGCATTCATTGCCACCTTGCCTGATCGTGAAGCCTGCGAGTGTGAGACTATCATTGAGATGATGAAGATGGCCGTTGTTGAGCAGGTAGCACCTAAATTTAAAGGTAAAGAAACTTACCCAGAAGCCCAAAAATTGTTGTCAAAATACAACAAGAAAAAAGGTTGACAAGAGTGGTAAAACCGCATATAATAGACACATAGCAAGAAACAAACAGGGTTGACTGGTCCGTTAGGGTCCACAGCAAGCGAAAAGTTCCGACGGGGACAGGTTGCTGTGGGGCATGAAGGCGGTTCATAGGCGAAAGCCTGTGGCGAGTGTGCTGACGGGGAACCAGGATGTAATGTTTGTCACACCGAACGTCGAAGACGGATCGACGGGTAGTTGACAATCCCCTGTTTTCTTGCTATAATACACACTTACACACACTAAGGAGCAGACGTGAATATTTCGACACTTGAAGCCTATGTAGAGAACAAGAACAAATGGTCAAAGATTTTTAACGGTCGCCAGTATAGCCTGTTGAACAAAGAAGACCGTCAGTCTATTGCTAACAGCATTGACGCAGACCTAAGCCCAGAGAACTTGACCTGCGACGGCGAACTGCGTGGTGCACAGGTTCAGCAGAAGTTCCGTTACCTTACTCGTTGTGCAGAAGAACTGCTCAGCATTGATCCTTCAGTAACCTTTTACGAAATGGGAGTCTAAGATGCCTAATTGGTGTAACAACTATCTCGAACTAGAACACGAAGACCCTGCTATGATTGAGCGGGCTAAGAAGGCCTTTGCTGAGGGTAAGCTCTTGGCTGAGTTCTGTCCAGTGCCCAAAAGCCTACACATTGTAGCAGGTAGCGTTGGTGACCCTGATGAGCAGAAGAAGCTCGAAGAACAGATGGGTATCAATGTGGCCACACACGGCTATGCCAACTGGTATGACTACTGTGTGAACGAATGGGGCACCAAGTGGGATGTGGGTGGTGATGGTGATCAAGCAAGCCAGGACAGTCCTACCGACCTCCGTATGAACTTTGACAGTGCTTGGGCACCGCCCATTGCGGCCATGGAGAAGTTCCAGGACTTGGGCTTTAAGGTCAAGCTCATCTACTGGGAGTCAGGCATGTGCTTTGCTGGCCTGTATGACGAGAATGGTGATGACTACATCGACTACAGTGATATGTCGGCTGAGGAGTTGGCTGGGGCTATTAACCCAGAAGTCGACGAGTGCATGTGCATCGTAGAGAACCTGCGTGAATGGGAAGAAGAAAACAAGGAGACTGAAGATGAGTAATGTAATATTGTGGACGGTATTGTCAATGGCCAAACTGGTCAAGCCCGTGGCTCTGCCTAGCAAGGTTAGTGCTACTATGTCGGGAGGCAAAGTAGTCAAGTCTTGATCTGTTGTTTTTATACAACAGAGAGATAACCCGCCGATTGTGCGGGTTTCTCATTTGTGCTATAATACACACATACACTAAAAAGGAGCTCAAAATGGGTCAATACGCTAACACAGTAAACGCATACGCAATGTCTGCCGCTCGTGCTAAAGTTTACAACACACAAAACACACTACAAAGCTACGGCCAAACTTCGCTCATGCTTAATGTAAGTATTGCAAAGTTCCGCAGGGACATCGAAGCTAAAAAAGTAAAGTTTATTGCAAAGCTAGAAAAAGAAAAAATTGTAAAAATGCAAGCAGAGATTGCACGTCTGCAAGCAAAGCAAACAGCATAACCCTACAGCCTGTAAGGGCTTTTTATAGCACATTTGACATTTTGGACAGAGTGTGCTATACTACACACTTAAACACTAAGGAGCGAACTATGCAAGCAACGACATTTAACGTAAGCGACAAATTAACTTTTGCACACACAGACACTAGCGAAGACAGCATTAGCACAACATACGACTGTAACGTAGAAGTGCAACTAGCAGGCGACAGCATATGGGACTGCGAGATAGAGGCAGTTACAGTTACAAGCATACACATACACGAGAACTTTGACGAGGACGGGGACAGTAGCATACACATTACAGTGTGCTACAATGTAGACGGCGACACAGAGTACGAGGGAAGCTGGCGTATGTACACAGACAGCGGCTTTGCAAATGCAATTAGCGAGCTACTGGGTACAGACGTTAGTTTTACAGAGCAGGGAATGCAAGACGACGGCTACGCAAGCATGGAGTTATAATATGCAACTAACTACACAAGAAAAGATTGAACGTTTGGAAATGGCAATTGCATTGTTGCACGATGCAGATGCTATGATGCAGACAGCACTAGGCGACACAGAGGAGTGCTTTGATTTGCATTGCGGCATTGAAAGCATGGCAGACGATCTGCAAGACATTATACAGCGACTGAAAGCATAAATGACTATTGATAAAAACGAAGTACTGCAATGGCTCGGTGCTGTAGCAATCATTGCGGGCCATATCTTGAATGCTGTAGGGGTCAGTGCTTATCCCTACAACATCTTGGCATTTTTTCTCGGCACAGTGTTTTTCTTAGCGTGGACCGTGCGTGTGGCAAATAAGCCACAGATGCTGGTCAACGTTGTAGCATTAACCCTTTGCGTTGTAGGGTTATACAAAGCCTGGGGTTGACAGAGTGGTAAAAGTGCGTTATAATACACACATACACTAAACAGGAGCGACTATGTTAGACATTACTAAAATTGTAAAAACATACAACGGCAAAATTGGTTGTATGTGCGGGTGCCTCGGCAAGTACAGTTACACACAAGACGGCGCTACAAATCACGGGCCCGGCTACAATGTACAAAACAGCGTTAACGAGCGGTCTGTGAAGATCATTGCAAAGAAAGTACTTGCTAACCCAAACGTAGAATGGGACGGCAATATTGCATACGTAGAGGATCGCGTGGGCAATCGTATGCAGGCAATTTACTTTAAGGAGCAAGCATGATCACAGCAGACAAGCTCACCCTGCTGACCAATATGCCTGCCGCCATGCTTACCATGTGTGCCCAAGAGGCAGGCTACAAGGGTCCGGAGTTTACATCGTGTAAGTTCCTGGGCATCACCAATGGCGGGCAGTTCTGCTACACAGTAGTCTTCCACGTCAAAGGCGGCACTGACAGCACAAAGATCTTCCTAACCTATGACCCTACAGCGGATAGGGTTATTGCTGACTACCACTTGACTGAATTGGCTTAAGGCGTTATAATACACTTACACTGAAACAAAAGGAGCTGACATGAAAGTATCACAACTCATCGAGCAATTGCAGTACATGGACAAGGACGCCGAAGTCCACTTTGCATACAATTATGGCGATCACTGGCGTACACAGGTGGCCCCTGGGGTCAGTTCAGTGTTTGAAGGTGCAGTAGAGTTTAGCGACTACCACCGCATGGACAAGATGGTAGAGGAGTACGAAGATCAGTTTGATGAAGAGACTGGCGATTTTCGTGAAGGCGTTCGCCGTGTTGTTATAATTGAATAAGGAGCAGATGATGCAATTGAAAATCCGCAAAACCGTTGAGGTAACCCCTTGTACCTACAAAGAGATGTGCCGGGCTATCAGCCACGGCAGTTGGGATCCGGGTTGGGATCCCGTGGTCATGCGTCGAATGAAGATGAGCAAGGCCCGGCTCTATGCCCAGCTGTTGGCTGATGAAGTAGGTGCCGCCCACTTCGACAAGATGATGAAGAAGACCTTGAAGAGTGCCGAGAACACCTACTCCGTAGAGAATCCTGAGTACTTCCGGTATACTTGGATGTGGGCCCTGCCCAAGAAGCACTGGTTTGTCCTGTGGGCTGATGCCTACGCAGAAGCCGAAGAGAACTACTGGGAAGAGTGCGATCGCAAGAACTTTCCAGAGGACTTTGAGGACTAAAATAATGGTTGCCGATGTGTCAACTCCACCACTAGACCCTGCAACACGCCTGGGTACTTCGTGGGGTTGACACTGAGGCTTTTTGGTTATATAATACACACATAGACACTAAGGAGCAGAAGATGAAATTCACTACAGGCGCAGACGCTAACATGACTTTCCTACAGGGCTCAATGCCCGCCCGTTACGAGGAACTGGTTGCAGTGTTTGGCGAGCCCGAGGGCGGCGGCGACAAGACCACTGTTGAGTGGTGCTTGGCCTTTGAAGACGGCACAGTAGCAACTATCTATGACTGGAAAGAGTACGAGACTCCCATGTACGAATACAACTGGCACATTGGCGGCAAGAGCAAGCTGGCTGTGGCGAGAGTGCAACAGGCGTTTCGCCAGGGTATTAGAACCCTTACAGTCTAAAGGGTCTTTGGTTGACAGCCAATCCAAATGACGCTATAATATACACTTACACACACTAAACAGGAGCACACAATGGGAACACGAAGCACTATCGCATTGGAATTCGCAGACGGTACTGTTCAACAAGTCTACTGTCACTGGGACGGCTACTTGGCACATAACGGCGAGATCCTGCAGGAGCACTACTCCGATCCGTTCAAACTGCGTGACCTTATTGACTTGGGCGACCTGTCCAGCTTGGGCACACAGATCGGCAGTCAGCACCCGTTTAGCCCAAACTTCGACGAAGGCTCCAAGTTGGCCTACGACAAGGCAATGGAAGAAGGTGCTTGTACATTCTACGGACGCGATCGCGGCGAGACTGGTGTAAGTGCCAAGCAGTTCAAAAGCTATGAGGATTATGTTGCGAACCACCAGTACGAAGAATACGAATACATCCTGCGTCAAGTAGACGGCAAGGCTGTTTGGTTTGTTGCAGACCACAGCGATCGCTATGTTACATTGGCGGAAGCCTTTGAAGCAGAGAAGATGGCAGCGTGACAGGGTTCAACAGCAAACGGGCCATGGCCCGTGACAAACTCAAGGAGCATGGTATGAAAAAGGTTATTGTACGCACAGAGCTGATGCAGGAGCTGGAAGTTCCTGATGATTGGGAACGTGAACACGTCTTGGACTTCCTGGGCGAGTACCAATCGTTCCGCACAGCGTTCCAGGGTGTGTCAAACGAAGATCAGACAGCTCGAATCATTGATTTGAGTGTGGTAATTGAAACAGTAGAACAATTAGGTGAGGAGTGTTTTGATGAGTAAAATGGCAGAACTAGCATATGATATCGAGCAACTGTACATTGAAGGGTGGCATCCTACAAAGATTGCTCGAGAGCTTGAGTGCCCCTTGAGCATTGTCTACGATTGGTTAGAAGAACAGAATGTGGCAGAAGAGCCACAGGAGGATATGAGCCCATTTGAAACAATCAACAGTTAATCCAAAAAACGGTTGACAACCAACCAAAATGGTTGTACAATAGAATTAATGCGAAATAGTTCGCAGGTTACACAGACATACACACAAAGGAGTTATTATGTCACAAACTTTTACACATGCTGGTGTTTCTAAACTCAACGGTAAATTCAAAGTCCGTTTCTGTAATGATGCTCTGCGTCAGAAGGTGTTGATCAAGAACGGTCACACCGGTATTGACATTGTTGAGCTCAAGCATCCTATGACCAAGTCTGAGGCTGTTGAGTTCCTGTTGAAGATTGATTTCGACAACGGTAACAAGGAAGTCCGTGCCGCTCTCGAGGCAGCTCAAGAGAAGCGTACCGAAGCTCCTAAGGCTGCAACTAAGAGCCCTGCTAAGAAAGAAGCTAAAAAGCCTAAGAAGGCTCCTGCTCCTAAGAAAGTCTCTTTGGAGTCTATCAAGGCTAAAGCACCTAAGGTTGCCGAGACTGCCGCTCTCGAAGATGCACCTTTCTAAGACTGCCGTGTGAAGGCCGGAGGCAGTGCCAATAAGACCTCCGCTTTATTAAATAAAACACTAGGAGCAAGTTATGAATAAGATTATTGGTTTGATTGTTTTGGTTGTTTTGGTAATTGTTGTTGGACCTTTGCTGACAATCTGGTCAATGAACACGCTGTTTCCAGCATTGGCTATTCCTTATACTCTTGAGACCTGGGCCGCTGTTGTGCTGTTGGGCGCCGCTGTCCGTGCCAACGTCAAAGTAAACAAATGAGCAGACTACAACTACACGGCCGTCCTTGGGTAGTCTTCAACGCCCAAAACAAAGAACATCGTCGTTGGTTTGCTGAATTTAATCAAACTGGAGCCTGGGGTCGTTGCCCTGTCCGGTTTGTAGTCAACGAAGATCACGGCGATCTGATCACACAGATCCAACGAGAGTTGATTGCCTTCTACGTCTGTAAAGAATTTGGACGAAAAAGTCCTTGATTTACCAGTTATAAGAGTGTAATATTACTGTAACTGTTTAATTACGGTCTTATATAAGGAAACATAAAATGTTTAGAAAAATCAATATCGAAACTAAAACTGGCAAGCTATTCACCGCACTCAAGCAGGGTGAGAAGGTCACTGCTAGCCAAGCTGAAAAGCGTTTTGGCATCAAGAACATTGCCGCAGAGGCATCACGTATTCGCCAAGCTGGTTATGCAGTCTATGCTAACAGCCGCAAGGCAGGCAACGGTGTTACCATTACTGAATACGAAATGGGCATGCCAAGCCGCCGTGTTGTAGCCGCAGGTTACAAGGCTCTTGCTCTCGGCCTTGCCTAAAAACTGAGAGTCGCTCCGAAGTCCTGGGGGTAGTGTCCCAGGCACCCGAGGCCCGTCCTACTGTGAAGTACGATGGGCCTCACCTTATGTGGCATTTACACAACACCGCCGGCACTCCCTAAAAGAGGTTGACAAACTGGTAAAACCTTGCTATAATACACACATGAACACAATAGATCCAAAACTGAATCCGCTAGAAGTTATTATCGTATGCGAGGAGCTCAAGAAGAAGGGCATCACGCACTACACCCTGACCGAAGGCAACAACTGTATCTGGGCCTACTACGGCAGGATCAACGAGTACTACATCTTCCGTGATGGTCGTTTGGTTGACATCCAGATCGATTGACAGTATAATACACACATAGACAGTAAGGAGCAGACAATGACCGGAACTGAAATCATCGTAACTTCCCTGATCGTAGCGGCAATCTTTGCCATCAAATGCTGGATCATCACTAAACTCTAAGGAGCTTCTAATGCAGGCACTGATCAATCTAGCTATTGTATTGGCACCCATTTGGATCATGCTGATCTTCCTCATTGTCAACGGAGAATGGTAATACCCATTCGGTTGACAGGGTTTTTGATTTGGCAGTATAATACACACATACACTAACAAGGAGCGACAAATGGCTAAACTCTTAATTTCCACCCAAGTCTACGAAAACTACGGTGCCCACGATTGGGAAGGTGTCGGCGAGTGCCCGCAGTACTGGAAAGCCAAGGGCGGTTCGGACTATGTGGTTAAGAAGTTCAAAGGCGATGCTACCACAGCCGTGATGTGCCTGCGTGACAAGATTGAATGTGACAACCAACACATCCGCGAGACTATCATCGATTTCCGTGTAGTGCCTGACAACTACCTTACAGAGTTTGAGCAGAGCCAGCTGGACTACGAGGGCAAAATTACCTACGGTCCGCGGGAACTTGCCTGGTAACCCTAGTGGTTGACAGGTCTTTGGTTTTACCATATAATACATACATCAACAACGCACTAAGGAGCGACCCAAATGGCTAAAGTAAACTACGACAACTTCGCATCGTTTGACCTGAACGAAGCCTGTGACCACTTTGACTGTACCGATCAAAAGGCCTGGAAGAAGATCCGCCCTTTCATCGTAGCAGACGGTGAGGAGTACACAGAGGTCATGGAGAAGGAGTTCGACTTTGAAGAAGTCACTAACACAGACCATATGGTGTTTGAAGCAGGCGTCAAGTATGCCCTGAGCAAGATGAACACTGCCTTTGAGAAGGCGGGCGTGGACCTCCAGATCTGCGAGGTAGACTTGGTAGAGAGCATGGGCTACATGTTAGTACGTGCTGACGATGAGCCAGAAGACTTTGTCAAACGAGTGCTGAAGAAGCCCGTCATGATGGTTGACAGCTGGGTCTAAAGCTGTTATAATACATGCTTACACACACTAAACAGGAGCAGACTATGACAGCAGTAGCAACGGTTATCACAGAGCAGTTGGTCCAAGACGCTTGCAACGAAGCAGGCATTCAAGCCCGCACAGCCGCAAAGGCTTTCCTCGCCCAACACGGCGATCGCGATTGCTGTGGCTTTGCCTGGGTCAACGTTTGGGGCGTTCGCAGTAACAGCAAATTGGGCAAGTGGTTGCAGGCCGCAGGCTTCCGCAAAGACTACACTGGCAGTCTTCAGCTGTGGAATCCCAGCAAAGCAGCCACTCAGAGCTTGAACGTTCTGGAAGCAGGTGCAGAGGCCTATGCACAGGTCTTGCGTGACAAGTTGGGCTTGGACAAGGTCTACGCAGGATCTAGAATGGACTAAGCGGCATTGACAGGGGAGAGATCCCCTGTTATAATAGAGGCTTAAATATTTGTAACACAGAAAGGCAACATTATGGCAACCAAAGCATCATTGAAACCCAGCAAAGGCATTACCGTCCTCGAATTTGATCAGGACGCGATCAAGCGCCGTGAACGTGAAGTAGCTCGCGAAACAGATCAAGAGATCTTGGATCGTTTGGCCGAGCGTTTTGAGATCCTAGACGAAATGACCAAGGCTGTTAAGTCTGGTGACGTTCGTGCTATGATCGTATCGGGCCCTCCGGGCGTGGGCAAGAGCCATGGCGTAGAGAAAGTACTGCAAAAGGACGGACTCTTTGATATGATCGCAGAGCGTAAGCCCAAGTATGAAGTCTGCAAGGGTGCCATGTCAGCCATTGGCTTGTACGCTAAACTCTTTGAGTTCTCTAAGAAAGGCAATGTCGTTGTGTTCGATGACTGTGACAGCATCCTTATGGAAGACCTCAGCTTGAACATCCTTAAGGGTGCTTTGGACTCAAGTGAGCGTCGATTCATCAGTTGGAACACTGACAGCCGCTTGCTCCGCAGTGAAGGCATCCCAGATCGCTTTGAGTTCTGCGGTAGTGCCGTGTTCATTACCAACATCAAGTTTGAGCACGTAAGATCTAAGAAACTTCGCGATCACTTGGATGCATTGGAAAGCCGTTGCCACTACATTGATCTGCAAATGGATACTAATCGTGAGAAGATCCTACGTATCAAACAGATCGCACGTGATGGCAACATGCTGGACCGCTACGAGTTTGAGCCTATCCAAAAGGACGAGGTCATTGACTTCATTGAGACTAACCAGGACAAGCTTCGTGAGCTGAGCCTGCGTATGGTACTGAAGATTGCAGACCTGCGTAAGAGCTTTCCCAACTCGTGGACAGCTATGGCTAAGACTACCTGTATGAAGCGAGCATGATACAGCGTCTAGCTTTGTACTGTACCCTGGGCTTGGTATGCAACGCACTAGGGTACAGTGCCAGCAGTGATGCGTTCTGGATCTTGTTGGCCCTGTTCTGGGCCGCTGATGTTCTGGGCCGCAGTGAAGGCTACGAGGATGCCATGGACACCTGCCAAGCAATACTGCACAAGGCCAACGACATGCTCAAAGAAGCACAGAGGCTACAGGCTAACAACAAGGACACACAACAATGACACAATGCACATACATAGGAGACGGCACAGGCTGCACAGCTACAGCACTAGCGGGCAAGAGCTACTGTCTAGAGCACTATGCACTAGTCTATCAAAAGGGCACAGCTAGAGCACGGCGCCACAAGGAGATCCGTACAGTCAACAAGGTTCGTCTAGTAGAGAGTCTATTCAACGAAGCTATAGAACAGCTGGAGGCAGAAGGCTTTGATGTCTATGGAGACTCAGAGAGGCTGGAGGCCTGACCGGTGGTGGTGGGGGCACCAGGAGGTGTCTCTGCAACTTTGTGGCTTGCCCGCAACAGTTGCTACCAAAACCCCACCCCAGTTAGATGTAATCACCAGGACCAGAGATCTCACTCTCCCTTAAAAATTGCACAGCAATTTTTTTACCCTAGCCATAGACCTCGGGCTAAGTAACAGTGTCATGTATCATTTCTACGTACTTAATCTCGATCCCCGTGCCACAGAAGTATTTGATTTTATCAGCCAGCATAAGTTACGCTGTGAAATACATGCCAATCGCACACGTTTTTGGGTCCCCACGGGATCAGTGCTAACAGAGTTTGCTCTACGTTTTACGGACTGTTGCCCTTTGGTAGACCCAGATTTAGACTTGGCCACTGGGCTTAAAATCACTGATTGAAAAATTTTTTACAGTATTTTTTTGGGCTTGTATAGACCCTTCCACTGTAAATAATCAATGCAGTATATTATCTATGATGAATTCTACTACGCACTTTTATTACTGGTACTGTCACTGTGGGCTTTTAACCTAGGACTGTTCATTGGTTGGGTTTGGCTACTGTTGATCTAGCCATTGAAAAATTTTGCTGTAACCGCTCCGCGGCTTCGCCGCTGTTACAGGATGCCCCGCAAAAGTGGATGTATTGGCTGTGTATTTTTAGGTCTAGTCAATGGTTCTTTTATAGTATCAAATTCTTGGCTAAATCTAAGGTTCTGCAGTCTATCAGTATTGGCCATCATTTCACTGTGTGGCAGGCATCGATCTACCAGTAGCTTTGCATGACGCTGCCAACGAGCACTGTAGTGTTCCATGTTACGGGGCAGTAGTCTAGCCACAGTTTCCCAGTTTATCCAACCGTAGTTGATCATGGGATATATAAACACTCCATAGCCCGCAGTGCCCCAACTTAGGTGCCAGTCTTGGTCTGTGGGCCAGCGATGTTTGACTAACTCGCGTAGATATGTGACATTTGATCTTTCAGCTGTCTGCTGTTGTTTCTGCCAAAAGTCAGTGTCATTGCGTCCGCTTTTGTAGTGTAGCTGTATTAGATCTGCAAACTGATCAGTGGTTTCCGCAAATATTTCATTGGCTCGTGCATTCTGTAGGGTTGTGCAATGTACATGTCCCGGACGGAACATCAGTTGATCAAAACACTGTAACTGAGCTATGGTACCGTGTATACTGGTAGCCTGAAGTGGCTCTAGGAAACTGCCCGCTAGTCCTATGCTCACAGTGTTCTTTTTGTAAGCTTCTACCAGTCTACCTGGATCAAACTTAATGATTTTGATAGGTTCTACTGGCTGACCAATGTCCAGCTCTAACTCTTTCAGTGCCTGATCTTCGGTTTTATGATTGCTGTCGTAGACATAACCACAGCCCCAACGATCCTGTGTGGGAATACGCCACTGCCAGCCTGCATTCATAGCTCGGCTCACTGTTAGGGGTCTCACGGGTCTGTGTTCACTGTGGGGCAGTATAAAAGGCATGGCTCGATCACAGGTTAGATACCTGCTGTAACTGTGCCACTCTGTGCCCAATGCTCGACTGAGTACACGGGCAAATCCCGAAGCATCTATCCAGTAGTCTGCGGCAATGGTTTCTCCGGTGCTGAGTTTAACTGAACTAACACCCTGTTCTGTGACTGTGACATCAACTACTTCTGCATCTATGACCTGTTCACAGAGGGGTGCGGCCAGCTTTTTAAAGTACTGTCCCACACGATGTCCATCAAAATGGTAGGCATTGTAGCCATAGGTTGTTGCATAGTCGCGATCGTAACTGCTGAGATTGTGCTCAGCTAGATTACCGCAGAGTGTGGTCAGGTGTGCCCGATCAACACCGTGGCGTAGACAGTGATCTATCAGCACAGGATCATAGTGATCTTTGACTGCGGGTGTGTTGTCTATGGGTGCAATATAACTGCTCAAGGGCGTGGTCCAACGTTCAAACTTGATGCCCAACTTGTGTGTAGCACCGGTTTCTCGAATAAAGTCTGCTTCGTTGATGCCAAACTTTCCCCAGCGGTTCTGTATGATATTAAAGAATGAGCCCGTAGTGCCTTCGCCAGCACCTATAATACCAATTTTACTGCTTTCTATGACAGTGACATCTGCCCAATTGGCACGTAGTTTAGTGATCCATAATGCGGCTAACCAGCCTGCTGTGCCGCCGCCTATAATGCATATTTTCATGAGGTATTTACTGATCAGCGTATATAGGGATCAGTCTTTTCGGCGTCATTATATCCGTGGTGCAATGGCAGTGATGTAGCTCACAGATCACAGGTTTTGTGGGCAACTGTGGTGGATCTTGTATCCAACCAATATATCCTCCCTGACTGCAATTGCCCCGGCGATAGCTGCCGTCTACCTGCACAAACATGCTCTGCAATCCAATATCACACTCCCAACCGGTAAAATAATTCATCTGTCTGCTAATCAACGAATTTGCCCAACCGCCGGCTGCTTCAGTTACAGATCCGTCAATGCCCACTGCTTCGGCTGTGTGATGCTTTTTATAAATGTGACCGCGCCTGGGTGCGGCATCTTTGTATTTGGTACTGTCTAACCACTGCAATTGTTCCGGAGTATACAGCACTTTTTTACTTTTACCACCCCAGTCTAATATACGCACTGCCTCAACTCCCAGAGACGTATTCTGTAATCTGTTATAGACATCCACGCATCGATCCCAGTGAATTGGATCCATCATAATCCTAGCTGTGGTTAAAGGAATTCGGGCCTGAGTATCTAGGGCACGGGTAATCCAAGTATCGTCGGCAAATTCTGCATGATAGCTTAGACAGATATAATCCGGACGGCAATCCTGCCAATAGTGGCCTTCCCTAACACCATTGGATGTCAGCCCAACTGTGTGTCCTTTTTTTAAAAATAAGTTGATTAAATCTTTAAGAAAAGGACTGACAGTGGGCTCACCTCCCGATATTGCTACCTGCATTTTAGGATGAACTGCCATTACAGCTTTGGCAAATCTTTCTGCATGTTCCCATTCGTAGTGATGATTTTTTCCTTTATGTAACATCTCTGGACAATATCTACAATGATTGGTGCAGATGTTATTAACCACCCAGGTTAGTTGAAAAATAGGGGTTTCACTGCGTATTTCTACAAGTTCTTTGTTTACCATACCTATATTTAACTTGGTAGTCAACTGCTAAATATAAAAATTAGCGACATCTAACTGGGATTCACTGACCTATGAGTAATATTCAAACATCAAGTACATATATTGATCCAACTTTTCCTGTAAAAGGGCAAAACAATTCGTCACAGGGATTCCGTGACAACTTTACTAATATTCTGGCAAACTTTGTTACAACCAAAGCTGAGATTGAAAATCTAGAAGACAATGGAATAGTTAAAGGATTAAGCACACAGACTCGCGTGGATAACGCAAATCAATTTTCAAATGATCTACGAGGCGCAGAATTAAAGAATTTACAGTTAAACAATTTAACACACAAAGTTAACGGGTTTGGACAGATAACCAGCGGTACTGCCACAGTTAACTATCCCGATGGTAGTATTGTCTACATGGAAGTCCGTCCTTTTACTACTTCCACTGTTGTAGGTATTAATCTACGTCAATTCCCAGTTGATCAGTTCAGTAGTCTACGTATGTATATCAACGTGGCCAGTACTGCGACTCGCGTACAGTTCAATGATGTCAGCAGTATTACCAATGTTACACGTCTAGTTAATTTTGCAGGCGGCCTAATGAGCTTTGAAAATCAAGGCACATTTGGTATAGAGATTACCAGCCTTGATGGTTTAAATTATGAATTCTTTGATCTCGATCGCAGGAAGATTGATGCCAGTGTACAAACTGTTTCGGCAGTAGGTATCAGCGGTGCTTTTGAAGATCTTAATTTTCAGGGACAGCCAATCGAATTAGGCTATGGATTTACGTCAACCAACGGTGTTATATCTATTGATACAGCCAGTATCGAAGCAATTGCGGTATTCACAGACATTGCTTCTACCAGCCAAGCAGGTGTTGTTATTATCGGAGACGGTCTATTAGTAGACGGTTCTGGAGTAGTCAGTGTTGATACCAGTACTTTAATTACTGCTATTGCACCTGCTACTACTTCTACTATTGGCGGTGTTATAGTAGGAGACGGATTAAATGTAGACGGGTCTGGAGTAATCAGTGTAGTCAGCGGATTAGGTGCTACAGGACCTGCAGGAACAAACGGTGCTACAGGACCTCAGGGTGCAAC